CTCGATAGTCTGAAGAGTATCTCTCAATTAGTCTGGTTATAGATAGGTGGCCCATTTAAGCCCCTGGTTCTACAACTAAGTCTGTTGAGATACTACTCCGCAGTCTACAAAGCAAGGAATAGTTAGAGAGAACTATCTACTCGACTAATTCTTATATTCGCTTTGGGACGTTTTAACTTTTCAACTTCTTCGAGAACATTAATCATGTCTCTAAGAATAGAATTGTCAACAACGTCTTTACTCACTTGTTCTACCAACGGCATATTAAGTCTATTAGGAAGTTCATAGAAAGCAAGCTTTCCTTGACACTTCATATAGAGGTCATACGCCGTACCTAGATTGTAAGGATTAAGATGGTGGTTCGTTAGACATCACGGTTGCATTAGATTATTATCTAATCAATGGTATGCCCAAACAATCTTACCAGTCTTATCCTTTTCAGTCATAGGATCCTGGACTTTATTGATTCATTCTTGGAGAACACTATATAACAAGATATCTAGCTCAGAACCTTTAGAGGTTGAGAGAGAGAATCCGGCTATACAGTTAATTATTTTCTCCTTAAATGATCTAATTGGTACCATACTATGAGTTTTCCGCATATTTCAAACTTTATTGAGATAGCGAACCTTAAGTATGTCACACATTAGAATAAAGTCAGGATGGTAACTAGCATCGACAGGTGCATTCCCAGTCTGAATCATATTCTTCACCTTTTTACCAAGTTTGTGAAAATCAAACTTAGTAAAGACCAAAGATCTTGATTCAAGCTTAGGAAAGTTCAGGAATAAGGCTCTCATCATATCTTGGAATTTCATATTACTTTTAATAGCATATGTCATTCATAGAGAGATTAAAGCCATACTATCCCGAACTGGTCTAGTATCATAAGTCTTCTCCTTAAGAACAGTATGAAAAACACTTATTGCTTTTTCAGAAAGAGAAATATCTTTCTTAAAAAGGGCAATAGTAGTATTGATACGTCCTAAAAAGGAATTTCCGCTAATAAACTGTTTTCATGAAAATGGAGAAACATCTTTACCATTAAGGCAAACACGTTTCACAAATTCAGCAACTGGTTTACGAACAGAAACTACAGACTTAGATACGTTAATAGGTACACCTATAAGGTTCATGACCTTCAAGTATTGATCGGCTAGGTCTTTGTTAAAGATGATGATATCATCTCCAACAATTTCATAGCGATCTTCTCAAGAAGAATGATTACCCAAAATATGACTACAATATTGTAAGATCATATGGTGAGTAAGCCCTAACATCGTGAAAGATGAACGGGCACCCATAGGTTGTCCTACCTTATATCAAAAATCTTCACAAGATAAGATATTATTATTCTTATCTGTCTTGATTAATGAATAAGGACGACCTACTAACAACTTTGCTCAATCGTTCGCGAAATCTCTACCTAGTAAACCCGAAAGGAGTTTAACCTGGATAGATATAGGTAAACGATCAGTAGCAGCTGAAAGATCATAACCATAACTACATCCGAATTCTACGGATCTAGCCATGACACGATCAAAGGCTTTACCATGATCTGCAGTACCATCATTCTTAATATTTCTTAAAATATCAGAAAGATAGGTATGTAGAGGCATAAGTATAGTCTGTGTTCAGCTGTCTACCATAGCAAAAGTTCTCATTTTACCTGCTGCTTCTTCTTTCTGTTGTAATTGACCTAGACCAATAAGAGGAGATCTATTCTTAAAATCTAAAAGATTTCGGAAAGAATCCTTCATCGGTAAAAGATCAAAATTATTAGAATGAATACTAGGAACTATCTTAGAAAGATCATTAAAAATCTTAACTAATTTAGGTTCACAAGTAAATTCCATAATACGAACAAAAGAAAGAAAGAAAGCATGAGAAGTTTTCAATAAAGAAATATCTGTCAACATACCAGTTCAAGATTTTGAATTAGTAGGTGAAGCAGATTCTCCAATTGAGAATTTCTCTTGTTTCTTTAATTCTACTTTATCTAAGAAACGCTGAAGAACTGTTGGACCTTTAAATTCCATCCAGTTCCCGGCAATCTCTAAGAATTTAGAATTACCTGTAAAAGGATCAGTAATTGTATTTAACTTTGCTTTGGCCGGTATACGTATAATACGATACAGACTAAAGAGAGTCAATCACAACCTGACTATCCTGTGAGAATTAGAATGAAGAGATCTACGATCTCTAGTTCCAATAATTGCAGGAAGTCCTGATTTACTTAAACGGGGCAAAGGTAAATCCGGTTCAATTTCTCTAAGAGATTTGAACGGTTCACCCGCAAGAAACTTCGATATTGCTAGGTTACAAGCTTTTAAGTATTTAACTGTAAATTCAGCACCATGTCTCTTGTTCATTACAAGTAGATAAGTTGCGAATTTATGATAAAGACGAATACGAGAAGTAGCCTTTCTTACGGATCCTAAGGATAAAATTACAAATTTTCATCCTATAGCATTCATAAGACTTGAAAGAGAGAAATCTCCTTCAAGACGTATCAGTTTCTCTCTAAGTTTTCTATTCGATTCTTTGAAGACTCTTATAACATTAATTTTTGTTATTTGATTTTTCATAGTTTCTTATAGTTTAGTTTAATCTCTATTCAGAGAAAGCTATTTAAACAAAGAGGAAACCTGCGCTGTTCCAATTAAGGGACGCCAGACACAGGCCGCCAACCGTCATCGACTTAATAATACAATTAAGGCTTCGATAACACTACAATAAATTGAAGTAGTACTTCAATTCATCTTTTCTAGTCTTCCATACCAGTCCTTATTTAAAAGGCGGTCCTAGACACTTAATAGAACTATAATTCTATTTCGCTAAAGTAATCTATAGAAGGTAGAGGGTTGTAATACCCAAGATCCTTGAGCACCAGCG